TTGACCCAAGATAGGTCGGCAATGGGTAGTATTTGCAGTCAGGCGAGTACCCTTTGACGTAAAGTAGCTGCTTACCGCTTGGCTCTTTCCAATTGAATGCGTCAATCTTCTCAACTACTGGGTTGTGCTTCTTCCAATCTTCAGAATAGTAATAACAAGAGCCGTCCTCGTTGCTTCGATACCTTGCAAAGTCAGCGTGATAAATAGCCGCAATCTTGTCGTTAAGCTGGTTGTAAACGATTTCTAAAGCGAAGCCGTTGTATAACTCGTAATCAAGCGCAACCTTCTCAAGGATGTCGTTAAGGCTCTCGTATTGGTTCGGCTCTTGGATGAACTGCTGTAATCTCGCAAGTCCCATCGTGTCCAAACCTTCCGCGTCTACTGACCAACCCTGACCAACTACGTAGTCCTTTTTTGAGTTGATAATAGCGTGATGCTTCGCACTTCTTCGGTAAAGGTTCAGAAGGTACTCAGGATATCTATTTTTATATTCTCCTTCGTCTCCGAATAGAATCCAATCCTTGCCCCTCGCCTCCTTGAAGGTCGGTACTTTATGCGCTCCGAAGTTTAAAATTTTAAGAGCCATAGACTACATAGTTTGAGTTGCCGCCTGAGTAGGTGGTTACTGGTGTTGTTGTTCCCGTTACTTTCACGATTCCCGATTCTAATTCGGTCAATCCTGTCGGGTCTAAATTGGTCGCGGAAGAGTTAGCGTAAACGAAGTACCGCCATTGTCCCTCTGTTGGAAGTTCCACCTCTGCGTTCAGATTGTCTGGGCTTGTCTGTTCTGTAATAGTGAACTTGTTAAAGCGCTCAGGGTAAAGACTTGAATCCGTAGCAATGCAGTACTCCACCGCCTCCGTGTTGTCCGACTGGAATTTGAACAGGTAGTAAGCAGCCGTTCCCTTTTCAGTCAGGGTCAACGCTATCTCGTTTGCGCTATTTCGTTCGATGTTTATCAAACCGTAATTGCAAAGACTTCCACGTCAACGTCTGCCGTATCTGCTTGCGCGGAAATAACATCCCACTCCTCGAATGATGAAAAAGAAGAACCGCTTGAGTTTGCGCTGATATCTCCCGTGTGAACCATAAAGGTCGCACCCGCTGGAATCTTCAAATCAAAAGTGTCATGTGAACTTCTTGAAACTCGAACCCTTATAAAGTTCGTATTGTCAAGATTGGTGATTCGAATGTAACGGATGTTAGACCTTACAAAAGTTCCTTGAGCGTTGGCAGTTCCGACCGACAAAATGGTAATCTCAGAAGCTGAAGGAACGGATAGAACTCGTCTGTCCGCCTCGCTAATGTTGTTAATGGTGCGCGTATGTGTTGCACCTCTGTCAACTCCGAGCGTTAGACTTTCGACAATTTGAACCGTTGCGGTTGATGGTGTTAGCGTTGAAGCCATGCTTGTTTTTCTTTAAATAGCAAAAAGACGAAATTGTGCCAAACGAAAAAGGGTCAGCGTTAGCCGACCCCCTTTCAACAGAACAATGAAAAAGAGAAAGTGAAGATACGAATTAGTTTGTAATCGCAGTTACGTCTGCGGCATCAATCTCAACCATCGGCTCGGCCTCGAGGCCTGAGAATGTCAAACTGTAACCGCTAAGGTCTGAGAAAGCCGTACCCGTTGCAGAACTTCCAGCGTTCAACTCAAGACCGTTTTGGTAACCAACAACCCAGTAAGTACCGTCGTTAGTTTCAACGATAGCAACCAAACGTTGCTGAGCCAATACCTTGATTTCGTTACGCTTGTCAACATCCAGTTTAGAAAGCACTACAACCAACTCAGGAGTAAAGTAAACCGTTCCGTTCTGACTGTTACCGTTGATGGTTTCGGTCAAAGAGGAAGTTTCTTTCAACTGCTCGTACTTGTAGAATGTAGGCGTTCCTGTGATTGATGTAACAATTCCAGCAGGAGCGACAGGGTTTAGTGCAAGATAGTCAGCAAGGTTCGCAAATCTAACGCTCTTCACCCCTCCAACAGCATCGCGGCAATCGAGGTCATATGAGTAGCTGAGTGCGCATCCAGTATATGCCATGTTTTTAGTTTTTAGAGTGAAGGGGCGACCCGAAAGCCGCCCCGTTAAATTAGATAATTACCTTACCGACTTCTGATTTGTAAGCGATTCCAGTTCCCATTGTGAACTCCATCGCAACGCGGAATTTACGGTCGTCTTGTGAGTACCACGACTCGATGTTAGTACTATCCGCAGACAAATCAACGCCTAAATATGCGTTGTTAGATGAGAAACCTATAACCTTGTCAAGTCCGTCAAGACCGCCAACTCCTACGATTTCCATATTCGTACCCGGTAGGATTATTCTCAACGGGTCAACGTCTGCTCGGTCAACCGAACCGTTGGTCGCAAGGTTAGTGGCAAACAAAGAAGGCCCGCCTTGTCCGTTCATAATCGCAGAAACCAAGGCTCTGAATTTGTCAACTCCTAAGTAAACTCGGAAGTCATCTTGAGCAACTGCCGCAGAAGGAGACTCAACATAAATTCTTTCAACCGCTTCAAGTACGTTACCGACATTGATTGAACCACTTAGAGCCGACCCGAAAGAACCGCTTGTGCCGTTGCAATCTGTGAAGTTAGCCGCGTCAATCAAAAGACCGTCAAACATTGCCAAGTTACCACTTCCTGAAGTTGCGTCTCCTTGCCAAATTACCTTCTCAAGTTCGTCTTGAACTTTTGCAACAAGGTAGTTTGCGAACTGAGCCTCGAAAGGAAGGGACTCTTGATGAGTTCCTGCTGGCATCTGAGTTCTCCAGTAATATGCGTTCAAGTCTTTCGGACAGAACTCCATATTGATTTTGACTTGCTTCGCGTCAATAGTCTCTTGAGTGAAAGTGATGTCTCCATTTTGTGCAAATGAACATCCGCTACCGTCTTGCATAACAACGTCAACGTCCATTTTGTTAATCTTTGTTTCTCCTTTAACTCCGACTTGAGGAGTTAGGAAACCAGCAGTACGACCGCCAATAAGAGCGGCAGTCGCTAACTCAAAATTTTGCTCGTCAATATACGCTTGAATCGAGCCAGTTGTAAAATCTAAAGGCATTGTTTAATGTTTTATTGTGGTTTATTTTTTTGCTTTCATTGCCTCGCGCATTTTTCTCGCGAGTTCAGAGTAATCTTTTCCCTTTCCGAATGGGTTAGGAACTGACTTTGTAGGCTCTTCCTTTGGAGTTGCTGCCATTTTCTCGATGATGTCAGTCATAAGGCTAACCGCTTTCTCGATTTCTCCGACCTTCTCAGTCTTGGCGAACTTCTCAACCTCCGATTGGATTAGAGTAGCAACTGAGTCCATAATATCAAGTTTGAACGCTTCAGCATCGAACTCAGCAACTACTTCTTCGGTAGTTTCTTCCGCGCTCATCTCTTCCTCTTTGTCCTCGTCTTTAGCTTCCTCTTCAACTGGCTCAGCTTCAGGTTCAAGAATCTCAACAATAAGACCGCCTTCAGTTCTTACGATTTCACCGCTTTCAAGTTCATGTTCTCCGTCAGGTGCTGGTACTACTTCAGCATCCTCACCTACAACGGCAACAGACGCGCCTATTTCCAAAGCTGGTTCTACTCGGACGATAGTACCGTCCACAAGTTTAGCATCGACAAAAGCCTCTTCGGTTGTCTCGCTGAAAAGTAGTTTCTTGATTTCGGGCAATTTCTTGCCAACAAGTTCTGAAATGTTCATGCGTTGTTTTTCTTTAAATAGCAATTCAAGAAAGGTGTGCCACTTGGCTATGCCCGTAGTGCTTTCTCCACCTCCTCAATTATCATTTTGTCCACGTCCATTTGTCGGCTCTCGCTGAACACTCCCTCAACGCTGAACCCTTTGAAAGTTCCTTTCTTAACATCCTCCCATACCTCATCGTTATCGACCTTGTAGCTTACGAACCAAGAGCCGTTAGGCAGTTTGTCGAATCCCTTTGGCGTTGGCTTCATTTCGTCAATCAGGAAACTCTCAAACATGAACACGCCTTCTACATCTGTTGAGTGGTCTAAGTTGGTCGCGTTGGTCTTGCCTTCCTTCATAAACTTGTAAGCTATCTTACGTATGGCATCAGAGTCAAAGACTACGTAATACTCGCGCCCGTCCTCGTCTCTGCGATAGATTGGGTAATCGGCAACCATTGCCGCTCCGCTTACGATTCGTTTTTCTTCGTTCATTGCGAACTTGTGCTTCTTGTTAAATGCCATCCAATTACGCTCAATGGCTGGATGGTCAACTAAAGAGATAGCATCAAGACCCGTTTCGTGGTCTTCGTCAATTGTTAAGTAGATTACTGGTAGCTTGTTCATCCTCCGAATGTTGCTTGTGATTCAATTTGGTTTACGTTGTTTTGGTTGCCCGTTACCTCTGTTTCTACGACATAGGCTTGTATCGGTGCGAGCTGTGCTTGTTCCGCTCCTCCGAGTTCGGTAGTTCCAGCAGTCGCTTGTTGGATAGCTGGAGCGGTTGCAACCTGTGGAGCGGTTGGCGTTGCAGCAGTTCCGCCCGGCACATTAGCAGAATTTAGTGTTGAAACTGCCGAAGCAATACCAGCAACAACCGCAGCGACCCCCGTAGCAATGGCTACTAAGTTAGCTGGGTAAGGTACTGACTGAGCCTGAGCAATTGCCCCGACTATCGCCTTTGCCGTGTCGATGGCTATCTGCGCAACTGCTAACGTCTTTTGAAGAGCCACAGCCTCTTTAGATTGGTTGCCGCTTGCCTCAACGAGTTGGTTAATGGAGTTTAGAACTCCTCCCGTAGCATCAAGGTAAGATTGCTGAAGTTTAACCTTTGCGTCCCTCAGTTCCTTCTCCTTCTTTAAATCCTCATCTCTGAACTTCTTACGGAGTTTCGCGAGTGCTTCTTGCTTTGCGCCTTCAATGTCCGTTTCGGTGTCCCCAGCTAAACGCGCTTGTTCGGCAAGTGCTGCGTAATGTTGTTCAAGTTCAAGAAGTTCAAGTTCTCGTTGTTCCTTTCCGACCTTTGCCAGTTCTTGTTGGATGTCGAATAATTCCTTTTCGAGCGCAGCTTGATTTGTCAACTGCTCGGACTTCTGTCCGTTTATACGCTCATCCAAATCCGCTAACTCTCCTTTAGCTTGTGCAACAGCGGCTTGTGCTTCTACTGATGTTTTGTTTATTGCGAGTTCAGCATTGGCAAGGTCTAACTTTTTTTGAAAGATAACCCTTTCCGATTCGCTTTGTTCTTCGAGTATTTTGCCGAGTTTTTCGTTAGCTTCGATACGTTCTGCAAGCGTCTTTCTAACATCATCACGAATTTGCCTTTGGTCTTCCGCCTCTTTTTGGTAGGTCATCTGAACCAACTTCTGCTGTGCCTCCAGCTTTATCAATTCGTTGCGGAGGTTGATGATGGCGTCCGCTTGATTGTATGCCTCTTTGGTTGTTTCTACAAACGACTTTACGCCCTCTTTGAACGAATCGACAACTCCAGTTACCGCTTCTTTTGCTTCTTCATATTTGACCCCGAGTTCGCCTACACCTTCCGAAACCTCCGCCCAGTCAAACGTGAACACACCCTTGATTATCTTCCCCGCGCTTCCAGCAATCTCACCCAAGTACTGAACAGCAGCAATCGCTCTATTTTTAACTCCATCAACAAAGTCTGATATAGCTTGTCTCGGATTATTGAACGCATCATACAACGCTTCTCCTAACGGTGATGCAAGGTCAATCAACTTACGCATGACAACCTCAACGGTGAGCATGACCTTACCGAATCCATCTGCAACAGATTGGTTTGAAAGAAATATATCTTTCAGCTTATTAAAAGCCGCCACAATAACCGCAACTATCCCAAGCGATTTGACCAACGAGCCTATCCCGTTACCAAGAGATTTGATTCCTTTTCCCGCGTTCTTTGCACCTTTTTCTGCCGCCTCGAAACCAGCCTTGAACTGGTCTCCCATCTCCTTCTGCGTAGCCTTGACCTTTTCGAGTTCTTCCCTTAACGAGATTATCTCATCGCTGGCTTTGCCCGTTTTTACGTCTACCTCTATTGCAACCTTTGTAGCCATTAAGCTGGAATCAATCGGTAATACACTCGGATTTTAATATCGCTATCTCCAGCAGTTGGGTTACCAACCGGGACATAGAACTCTATATCTGCGCCATTTATCAACTGCGTGTCAGTAGCGGAGAAGTTTGCGTTGATTATCATCTTCCTTGTACAGGTTTGCGTAGCGTTAAGAGCATCCTGACTAACAAGTTGCGAGTCGGTACTTCCTACTGTCCTGACCCCAACGGTCATATTTGTCGCATACGGTGTAGTGCCGTAGTCAATGGTTACAGAACCGCCTATAATGTCTATGGCATAACCGCTTGGAACGGTCAAACCAAAAGCTACTGGAGAAGAATTGCCCGTTAGAACTTGCGCGCTCGTAACATCCAATTCAGCGTAACCGCTCATGCAAACTACTCCGTTATCTCCCCTTGTCCAAATCGTGTCATCTGCTTGATTGAAGAACAGCTCACCTTTGTAGATGTCCGTAGCTATCCAAGTTCCGTCCGTGTGGTCGTTACTACTTGGAACTGTTGGAACGGTTGCCGTTACCGTTGACCGCTTAATTTTAATTCTTGAATCCTGTGTTGCCATTATTGTTCGCCCCCTTCTATTGTGTAAATAGCTATTTCTGAAAATTGTGTCTGAACGATGTCCTCGCCACCATCCACCGTGAAGATGTTTGTGCCTCCGTTCAATGCCCTGACTTCATTAAATCCACCATCCAATACCTCCACGTTGTCTTGTTCTTTTCCGTTGATATAGGTTACGTTTGAATCGGTTACAATTATTCCGTTCGTGTTGATGAGTTGGACATTGTGAAGTCCTCCAGCCACTTGGTTATCGTTTCCGAAGATGGTAATGTTCTTAGAACCTTCTCCTATGGTGTTTCTACTTCCAACAACTTTGAACGCTGTAACGCTCTGCCCGATGTTGTTGTCTGAACCGCTAACTTTGCCCTGAAAAGCTGGGTATTTGTTGCCGTTTGTTTTTAATTCACTCGAAGGAGATGGCATCTTTTCCTTTTCCAAATAACCGCCAGCGTTCAGGCTCTTGTGGCGTTTGTTGAAGGTTACCGCATCCTTTACCTTTATCAGCTCCACTTTCGTTAGCCCCTCTTTGAAAGGGTTGTAATTCATTACTTTGTTGAGCCGCCAGTAGCTGTTATCTATTACGATTTGGTCGCGGAAGTCTAAGGTATTTATATCGGTCGGTTCAAGGTAGAACATTCCTGTCATTACCTTCGAATCCTTGTCCGTTACCTCGTTGATATAGTTACGGTGGTAGATGTTGTAAAGGTTCGCGTTGGTTACCTGTATCTGACCCGTGTAGCCGTTTGCTTGGTAGTACAATTCCAAAGGCAGCCCGAAGTTGATGTCTACCGTTGGCGTTATCGGGTTATCCCAATGCCCAGCGTAAGGGTATGTGTTAAATGTTGTGCTTACAAGTTGACTGAGCGCATTCAAAGGAGGTGGAGGTAGGTAATCAAATTGCCAACTTGGAGTACTCGGT